CTGAGAGGATAGGTCAGCGCAGAGGCGTACCTTTACTTGCACCCGTTATTGAAGCACTTAAACAATTAGGGAGATATACGGATGCTGAATTAATGGGAGCTGTGGTTAGTGGCATGTTTACCGTATTTATTAAAACGACTAATCCTGGTGAAGTGCCTATAGGTGAATCAATAGGTGATGAGGATAGAATTGATGATGAAGATGCTAATAGTTTGGAACTTGGAAATGGCGCAATAGTAGCATTAGGAGAAGGAGAAGAAATACAGATGGCTAACCCTAGCAGGCCTAATACAGCTTTTGATGGTTTTATAAGTACCATATGCAGACAAATAGGTGCAGCGCTTGAGATACCCCCTGAATTACTTCTTAAGCAGTTCACAAATAGTTACTCGGCATCAAGAGCGGCCTTGTTAGAGGCATGGAAGATGTTTAGGATGCGCAGGACATGGTTAGCCAATGATTTTTGCCAACCTATATATGCTGAGTGGCTTGCTGAGGCAGTGGCAAAAGGAAGAGTATATGCGCCAGGGTTTTTAAATAACCCATTAGCAAAACAAGCTTATTGTCAAGCTGAATGGAATGGCCCATCACCAGGACAGCTTAACCCCACTGTAGAAGCGCAGGCAGCCAAGATCAGAGTGGAGGAAGGTTTTTCTACAAGACAGCAAGAGACAGTCGAGATGAATGGCGGTGATTTCAACAGAAACCACAGACAAAGAGTAAAAGAAGAAACAATGAGGCAAGAAATACCGAGTAGGGAGAAGGGAGGAACAACCAATTGAAAGTAATTAATATTAAAGGTCGAATCATTGGTGACGGTAGTAAATGGATTTATGAGCTATTTAACATTCCCCATACATCACCGAGTACTGTTATAAAAGGGTTGCAAGAAGCAAATGGTGATGATGTGGAGATCTATGTAAATAGCGGCGGTGGCAGTGTTTATGATGGATATGAAATATATAATGCCATAAGCGAATACAAAGGGAAAGTGGATATAAAAATTGTAGGTTTGGCTGCAAGTGCAGCGTCATTTGCCTCTATGCCTAAGAATGCTACATGTTATATGAGTCCACTATCTGAAATGATGATGCATAATTCCTCAACCTATGCTGAGGGTCCGCATCAGTCCATGGACGAGACAAGCAATATGCTAAAGGTGACAGATGCCACAATAGCGCAGGCCTATGTTCTTAAAAGTGGTATGCCGGAGGGTGACATTAGGAATCTGATGGAACAAGAGACATGGTTAACTGCAGAGAAGGCAAAAGAATTAGGACTAATAGATGGAATCATGTTTGATGTGAAAACAGAGCACAATACAGCACCTACGCTTTATAATGCCATACCCATTAATGATGATTTATTAATGGGCGAACTTGAAAAGTGTAAATCAGTAGATGAAATCAAATCAAAGTTAACAGCAAGCATTGATAAAGTATTAAAACTATCATCACAGACTCAACCTACTGTACTTAATACGGTAGTTGAAAATAAATTGAAAGAAGGAAATATCATGACATTAGAAAATATTAGAGCAGATCATCCGGACTTATATAATCAGATTGTTCAGGATGCAGCTAAAGAGGCAACAACAGCAGAAAGAAACCGTATTAAAGCGATTAATGATTTATCAATGCCAGGGATAGAAAATATTATAAACAGCGGTATTGAAAACGGTGAAGCAGCAGAAAAGGTGGCGCTAAATATTATTCAGGCTCAAAAGGAGCAAGGAAAGAACTTTTTAAACAACTTGAAAGATGATGCGGATACAGCACATTTAAATACCGTCTCTAATGCCGCAACTCCTCAAAATAATCAATCAAAAGAAGTTCAAGATGCTGAAAGTGCAAACTATATGGCACAGATCATGAATGGAGGTAAATAGTAATGAGTACAATGTTTGAACAAATAGGAGAGTATAATCCAATCAATCTTATTGCCGGAAATCAAGTACCTTTGCTGACAGAAGGCGTGATACTTGCAACAGGGGGAGATGTACTTAAAGCAGGTACTGTTATTGCTTTATTGACTACTGATTCAACAGGGAAAGTAGTAGATGGCACGAAAGAAGACGGAACAGAAAACCCTTATGGTATTTTAACAGAGGATGTTTCATTATCAGAAACTGAAACAACTAAAGCAACTGTATATGTATCAGGATATTTTAATGCTGATGCTTTAATATTCGGTGGAACAGATACAGCAGCAACACACAAAGCAACACTGAGAACTTTAGGAATTTATTTAATATAAGGAGGATGTAGGTTATGAGTATTTATGATACTAAGACAATGTTAGATGCAATGAATCAGAAAAAGCCAGTGTTTACTTTTTTGAGGGATACCTTTTTCCCAAACGTAAAAACGCTTATAACAGAAGAAGCAGAAGTTGATGTGAAAAAAGGAAAGAGAAGGTTAGCGCCTTTTGTGGCACCAAGAGTACGGGGAGTGGTAGTGGCGCGCGACGGATTTGTAACGAATAAGATTATGACTCCTAAGGTAGCGCCTATCAGAGTATTAACAGCTGATGATCTTAAAAAGCGTCAGCTTGGAGAAAATGTATATTCTTCTAAAAGTCCAGCACAAAGAGCACAACAAATACTTGCAGAGGATTTGATGGATTTAGATGAACAAATTACACGTAGAGAAGAGTGGTTCTGCTCCCAAGTTCTTCAAGGAGAAGTAATTGATATTGAAACAGAAGGACAAATCATCACAGTAGACTTCAATTTCGAAAATAGAGTAGATTTAGAAGATGGAAAAAAATGGGACGAGGTTGGAAGTAATCCATTAGCAGACATGGAGCTATGGAGAAAAGATAAGATTATTAAGCAGTCAGGAAAGGCGCCTAATATTGTTATAATGGCCAGTGATGTAGTAGATGCCTTTCTGGCCAATGAGGAAGTTCAAAACATTTTAGATATCCAGCGTTTAAATATGGGCGTCATTGAACCTACTTACAAGGGTGATGGGGTTACATTTATAGGAAGAATACCTAAATTAGGTGTAGAGATTTATTCGTACACAGAATTTTATATTGATGAAGATGAAGAAGAAGAAAAGGAGCTTATTCCAAGTGGTACTGTCATTATGGGTTCTACCGGAAAGGGAACGCGTTATTACGGATCAGTAACTCAAAAAGAAAATGGTTCTTGGGTTACATATGAGGGAGTAAGAATCCCTAAATATACGCCAGATGACAAAAATGAAGTTGACGAATTGAGACTTGTAGCAAGGCCACTTCCTGTTCCTGATGATGTGGGTAGCTGGGTAGTTGCCAAAGTGCTGTAGGTTGCGTTATGAACTTTAGAGAATTATTAGAAGACGATTTAAATGCAGTATTTTTTAATGAGGATGAATTTGCAGAACCACATACTATAGATGGCGTTGTTATCAATTGTATGATTGATAATGACCATCTTATGAAGAGATCGAAAAAAGAATATGATGGCATATCCGTTGGAGAATTATTAATATTCGTTAAGAAAAGCGATATCAATAAGAAATTTAAACAGGGTATGCCTATTGTATTTGATGGAAGACCGATGTCTATATTTGATATTCGTGAGGACATGGGGATATATGAGATTATTTTAAGTCAGAACTTGGGGTGAGGTGATTAAATGGTACGAGATGTCTTAATCGATGCTACTAGAATAGAAAGCTTGACCATTCAACTTAGAGGATTTGAGGAACAAGTTGGAGAAGCTACATACCATGCACTTAATAGAACGATAGATCAAGTTGTTACGCATGTAGGTAGAATTATTCCAAAGGAGTATGCTATTAAAGCGAAAGAAGTGAAGGATTCATTTGTAGGTGGTATCACAAGGCCTACAAGATCAAATTTAGAAGCTTCTTTGACATCAAGAAGTAGGCTTTTAAGTTTTGCCCATTTCCCTTATACACCTAAGTTTGCCAAAAGAGGAAAGGGTTCTTCTGTAAAAGTTCAAATCAAGAAGTCTGGTGGAAAGGTTAAGTCTAAATCTGGATTTGTAGCAACGACAGGAGCAACAAGTGAAGATGCAATACAGTTTAATGTATTCCATAGATTTGGACCCAAAGTAACAATGACTAAAGGGTCTCATGAAGGTGAAATGAGACAAATGATAGCACCTATAAGGACGTTGTCTATTCCTCAAATGATTATAAATGAAGATTTAGGAGAAAAGATACAAGAATTTGCGACTAATAAGCTTAATGAAAGATTACAGCATGAAATTGAAAGAGCCATGCTTAGCGTAGGAGATAGACTAAGATGAGTACAGGAGCCTTATTAGATAAACTTAAGGAGTACCTACAAGAAACAGTAGCTTGTAAAATAGTACTTCAAAAACCGAGTGATGATGATATCATGCATTATGAGTTAGTCCATCCCAATGTATTTGTTGGATGGATTCCGCCTAAAGGATACTTACCAAATAACATTGGAAGTAATATGCCTTGTATCATTATAGGTCTTGATAATGGAGAAGATAATACAGAGAGCAGTGATTTCGATATAAGATTATCCTTTGCAGTATTTTCACCAGGAGAGCATACGCCGAATGAACAAGGGGGTATTACCTATACACCTAGTTTTAAGGGGTACAATGATTTGCTAAATTTTATTGATTTAACAAAGGCCGCTCTCATAAGCGACACTATTATTAAACAGCAAATGAAACTACAGGGGCCTGTTAAATGGGGAATGTATGAAGAACAGCCATATCCTTATTGGTATGGTCATATGCGTTTTACAGTTAGCACAAAAGCCTATCCAAAAACAAATATTGAAAAATTATTATAGAGGG